CTGAATTTCGGATTGGTTGTTCGTTTGTTTTCCAAATAAACTCCCCCTTAATATCAGTAAACCCTTTACCACCATCAGTTAAATTATAACCATTTGGAAACTTAGAATTGTGTTCAATTATATATAGCATTTCAAGTGCGTCTAATTCAGTGACTTCACACGTATGAATTTTTTCGCAAGTAAAGCTATCCCTCCCATATTTTCGTAAAGCGCTGTTCAAGCATTTTGAACTATTCTTTTTATTTGAATTTGCTTCGTGAAAATGGTCATTGAACCGTCCTAAGTATCCAAATGGTCTATATTTATTATGGTTTAATCTGTGACTACGCGTTTGACCTATATAAATTTTACCGTTTATTGTGTTTGTTATCTTGTATATTTCACCAACAACTTTATCAGACTCATCCTGATTTAATATCATTAATATATAGAGAGAGAAACGTTTATATTATTTTAAAGAACCGACTAGATGATTATATTAGCAAAATGTATCTATGCGAAACACATTTACCAGTAGATATTACACTGTTTTCCTCACCAAGTATTATCTACAACTTAGCAAGCAGTCACCTGTTGGGGACAAAATCTATCCCCATCAAAATCCGCATTGTAAGGTTTTGTGTCTCCGACATTCATCCGGAATGTGTCGCCGACCATCATAACCTTTACGATATGGCACATCATAGACATTCGATGCAAACTAGGTTGTCTGTTGAACAACACTGCATCTCCGTCCATCATGTGCCTGTGAACAATATCGCCGTTTTCGAGTCGAACCGACTCTCGGTCGATATATCGCAGCGATATGTGTTCACCATTTTTTCGCTCCAGAATCTTGGAGCCCGGGTATTTATCGGGACCGTTTTGAACCAATTTCATTAAATATTCGCGATTTCGATCATTTACTGTGACCGGTTTCGTTATATTCATCGCAATTTTCAACGGAACGCCCAACTGTTTGACCGATAGATTCGGGTCACCAGTAATAACCGAACGTGCACTGAAATCAACGCGTTTTCCCATCAAATTGCCGCGAATACGACCAGATTTGGAATTCAAGCGTCCACTAATACACTGCAGTGGTCTCCCGGAACGTTGCGCCATCGGAGCGACACCCTTGATTTTATTATTTACTACCATCGCAACCGAATGTTGCAAGATCGTAAACCAACCTTCGGTTACGTTCGGATGTGTGTCGGGGTTAGACATTTTGTCGCGCAAGATGTTATTCGTTTTGATGATATTACTGTAAATATGCGTCAAATCGTCTTCGCTTCGCTGTTGTGCATCGTGCTTTACCGAAGGCCTCACTGCTGGTGGGGGAACAGGTAAGACCTCCAATATCATCCAATTAGGTCTAGACCAAATCGGACTAAATCCCATAAATGATACGTCATCGTCCGAGATGCGCTTGAATATTTTCAACACATGTTCCGGGGGCAGCTTCATGGTGACCTTTTGACTGTCCGTTTCACTCTTCGTATCAATGTTGTCCCAAATAGCCACCAATGTCGCCATCCCCTCCAATTTGATCTTGTCCGGTTGTCTGCACCCACATCCGTCTTCGGTGTGTTCGCCGCAACGTTTAATCGTTTTCGAAGTTAACGTAGACACATAATCCCAGCGATCCTCACCGTTTCGCCCAAGAATATGTTTGTGCTGGTTCTTGTTAATCAGCAGTTTGCTGCATTTGAAACACACCGAACGGCAGATTTTTATGATGTCCTTTAAATGCTGAATCGAAAATACCGGACGAGCCAATTCAATATGCCCAAAATATCCGGGCGTATCGATATACGTCATTCCATCCGTCGGGCATACCATTCCCGGTTCCAATACGCCCATACGCGGATCAAACAACCCACCAACAACCGGTTTGTTGTTGTTATAAGTATCCCGCGATGTAACTTCTACCACCGAGTTCTTGCGAATCTCATCCGGCGATAGCATACTAAATTGAATACCTATAATTTTGGACGGAGTCCGCGAACCGCCGGCATTTGAACGATTAGACATATTACTATAATATAGACCTGTAGATTTTATATCCTTTTATTCAACTAGTATACAAATCAATTTTGTTCAACGTATGTTTTTATGAAAACGTATATGAAGTGAAGATTTCCGATTAAACCCCACATGATATCGCCGAAGGAGTTTACAGAAAATATAATTTGCACAAAGGTAATAAACGCTTGTGTCGTTTACTACATATCTATTTAGACTCTCTCACCCGACGAATGGTTTCTAAAGCAAATGATAAGAAAAAATACAACACTCGTGGTAAAAATTTGAAGAAGGGACGAAAGGATCCCTCATCGTCGTCTGATGAGGATAGCGATGAGAATATTATGTTGGAGGAAGATTCTGAAACAAAAAGTGACGACTATGAAACTATCTCGGAAGATTCTGAAGATGATGACAATTATGAAACTATTTCTGAGGATTCTGACGATGATAATGAAGAAGAAGATGAAGAAGAAGATGAAGAGGTTGTTAAGAAAACAGCTGGAAAAAAACAGAAAAAATCTAGCAACTTCAATATTATCTTATCAATTGGCGCTGACAAGGTAAGCAAAGAAGATGAATTGGCAGACGAATATGAAGCTTATTTTGATGATGAAGATGATGACGATGATAGTGATGCTCCTACTGAAAATGAAGACGACCCAATTAGTTCAGACGAAGACACTGAAGATGATGAGGAAGAAGAAGAGGAAGAACCTGTAAAAAATAATAAAAATAGTAAAAATAGTAAAAATAATAAGACAGATAAAAAGTTGCCTAATAATGCCAATAACTCTAATAATATAACATTGGTTACCAGTGAAAAAACAGAAGCTAATTCTAGTTCTACTTCTAAAAAAGAGGATATTGATTTATTAGCTGTTCTAAAAACATTACAGGAAAAAGGTGAGCCAACAGGTCTTGTAACTGAATGTATTAAGTTGTGTAATCAAAAGATGCTAGTCAATAAGAAAAAAGAACAGAAAAAGTTACAAAAGGAAAAAGACCGTAATGACCGCATTTTCAGACGCATATTGCGAGACAAGAACACAATGAACGATTTTGAGTTCTTTGAAAAGATGGAAATAACTGGACAAAAAAAGATTATTAAGGAACTACGTGAAATCAATAAGGTTACTCGAATTGAGAAGCCATACAGACTCACTTTATTAGAAGCTGATATTCCAGTTAATTTCAAAGGCGCTGCTATGAAAAAGATTGGCACTCTGAGACACATGGAGCCAGGCAGTGGCGAATATTACAAGATTAAGAACTGGGTCGACACATTTATGCGTATACCATTTGGAAAAACACAAGATTTGCCAATTCGCATTGAAGATGGTGTTGAAAAATGTCACGAATTCATGGCTAATGCTCAGAAAACACTGGATGACGCAGTTTATGGACTAAATGATGCTAAGATGCAAATAATGCAGATGCTTGGTCAACTAGTTACCAATCCTAAATCAGTTGGCACGGCAATTGCTATTCATGGACCACCTGGCACTGGAAAAACCAGTCTAGTTAAGGAAGGCATTAGTAAAATCCTAAATAGACCATTCGCATTTATTGCTTTAGGAGGCGCAACTGATAGCAGTTTCTTAGAAGGTCACGGCTACACATATGAAGGCTCGATGTGGGGCAAGATTGTCCAAATCTTGATTGATAGCAAGTGTATGAATCCTGTCATATATTTTGACGAGCTTGATAAGATTAGCGAGACGCCAAAGGGTGAGGAAATTGCCGGTATCTTGACACATTTGACGGATACTACTCAAAACTCGCAATTTCATGACAAGTATTTTGCCGAGATAGATTTTGATTTAAGCAAATGTCTGTTTATATTTAGCTACAATGATGAGTCCAAAGTCAATCCTATTTTAAAGGATAGAATGTATAGAATTCAGACTAAGGGATACAATCAGAAACAAAAGACGGTTATTTCAAATAGTTATTTATTGCCAAGAATAAGAGAACAAGTGAAGTTCACAATTGAAGATATTACTATTCCAGAGGCAACAATTCACTATATTATTGACAATTATTGTTTAAAGGAGGACGGAGTGCGTAATTTGAAGAGATGTTTAGAGATAATTTATACAAAGTTGAATTTGTATCGTCTTATGAAACCAGGCTCTAATTTGTTTGAAGAGGAGATGTCATTGAAGGTAGTCTTTCCATTTACAGTTACGAAAGATATTGTAGATAAGTTGATTAAGACTAATAAAGACGCAATGAGTAGTGCGTTGTATTCACTATATTTGTAAATAAATAATTTAATAATTTAATAAATAAATAAAAAAAATAAATAAAAAAATAAATAAGAAATATATTATATTTCTTTTTTATTCCATGGTATATGTATAATGCCTGTTAGAACAAGTAAAGCTTTTTATAGCAGAGGAGTTCCTAAGAGCTTCACGGATTTTGCCACGGTTGCCGCCGGAAACTATACTGTATTTCAACCTACAACACAAATAATTAATTCAGGTTTTTTTAGTAAAGGAATGAATTATATTATTTATGATAAAAGATAAAAATATTATTATTTTATATTGAGTTATAATATAATATAAAATGACAAAATTCAATAATGGTAAAATTACATCAACCTCTGTCTTGTATAATCGTGGCGTGCCATCTACAGAAAAAAACTTTGCGTTGCTTGCCAGTATAAATTATGCTATGCTTCGCCAAGTAGCTAGATATTACAAGCAACATGGCAGACAAGAATATTCGTTATTTTAAACCCGTGTGAAAATAAAAAATTGATTTAAATATTAATTATAAGTATAATATAATATA